ATATCGAGTCACCAGTTCAGATTCAGTCCGAACGGAACCTTCGAGATCGAGGTATGTACCAACAACACCACCTTCCTGAACGACGACTGCGCCGTCATCTTTTACCGGTGGTGAAAAAGATTCTAGGTCTTGATCCGTACGCTTTCTACGAATCTCAAAGCCAAATAGATCTGCCAAAATTCATCTCCAAATGTGAATGGGCTACACAACTATGTAGCCCACCCAGTCATCCAATTACTGGCCGTCAGCGACGCCTTCGATAGTCCAAAGGTCGAGTGAGAACTCAACAGTGAACTCTTCGATTTGGTCACCGGCTTCCCAGTTCAATTCGATCGCACCAACGTTCAACGGGAAGATATTCTCGAACGTGTAGGTTCGAAGAATATTGCCTGTCTGTCCGTACTGGATGACCTGAGCGCGAGACTGATATTCAGCCGGCGCAGAGGTTCCGAAGTTACGGATGTTTCCGCGGTACGAGTTAATCTTGCTGGACCAGCTTTCGAGAGCCGAACGAATCAGGAAGTCTTCGTCGTTGATGACGGTGACCTGCCAGTTATCGTAGGTTCGGGAAGTAGCAGCCACTTTGGTGTGACGACCGAAATACGGGACATTGATAGCGCCCAACATCGATGCCGGCAGCGAAGCTGCGCGGCAAAGGAAGGGAACCTTGATATCTGCGATCGCTGTAGCAGGGTTCGAGAACGAAACCTGGAACAGAGAAGGACGAGCACCACCAAACTGGAGTTGACTCTTGATATCTTGTACGTTAAAAGCCATGATTATCTCCTATTAGAACGAGCCGACCACTTCCGAGAAGTTGACGCCGGATGCAACAGCGACAAAGTTCAAGCGGATGTAGTTGATTGACTTTTCTGGTTTGATGTAGATATCGCCGATGAAGCTGTTAGAATCAACAACTTGCGGGGTGTTGTTTGTACCATCACAGACAACCTTGAAGTCGTACAAACCACGACGACCCTGGATATCACGCAGGTACGGCTCAACCATGTTACGGAACTGAGCTTGGGTGAAGCTGTCGTTGAACTCGAACATGGTGAACTTTGCAGCAGTCGAGATAGCCTTCTCAAGAACGATGAACAAACGACGAACGTTGATTCGATCGAACGCGGAGCTCTTAACCTGCAGCGTCTTGTCACCGTACAGGACAACACCGTTTCCTGGGAAGGAAACGACTGGGTTAACACCGGCAGAGTACAGATCATCGCGAGTAGGAGCGTTTGGATTCCAAGCGAGCTTAACGACGTTCTTGATCTGGCCACGGTTGAAGCCGGCTGGCGACCACCATGGATCGCGGGTCTTATCAGTGTATGCGCACAGACCGGCGATGTCGCCGTTCAATGGAACCCAACGGTACTTGTCATTGTACTTGTCGTACATGTACTTGTAACCGGAGTCCATAACAGCATAGCTGGTAGAAGGCAACAGGTCACGGAACGCGATGACGGAAGAATCTTCGTTACCCTTGTTCTGAACGACCGCACCCTGAGGTGGGCTGACGAACAGGATGCAGTCCTTACGGTTCTCTGCAATATTGTCGATGATGTAGTTAGGAACCTGCTCACCAGAAGTACCACCGTGCGCCTTACCAGCCAACAGCAACGAAACGTCGATCGATTCAGCATCGGAGAATACGTCGTAAGCGTTGGTGATTGCGGATACAGCGATTGTGCTTTCGGAAGCAGAATCAGTTCCACCGACCAAGGTTGCCGACAGCGGCGAAATGTTAGTCGAAGGAATAACAGCAGCGGTCGTGTTCGATGCAGCACCGACACGGTCGCCAGCCCACCACAGGTACTGTGAGGACTTGTTGATCACGCTGGCATAGTACAGAGAACCGCCTTGATCAGCAGTTGCATCAGTACCACGAGACAGACCTTCCCAAACTTCAAGCACAGCACCCTTGGTGCCGGTGAAGAGACCCTTCTGGTCAACTACAACAACGTGCAGTTCGTCACCAGTAGCGCCAGCAGCCTTCGCATAAGTCGAAGTGCCTGGAGCAACATCCACCAAGTTGTAGAACTCCCACTGACGCGAGACAGTAGTCTGCGCAACGTTGGAGTTAGTAGCAACGCGAGAACCCAGAGTAATCGTAGCAGTAACAACACCGTTTGAGATGAAGACTGGCGAAGACTTGGAAGTGATCTGTACGCTCTGTACGCCGACTTGGTTGTTACCAATGGTCAGAATGTCGCCGACCTGGATGCTATCCAAGATAGCCTGAGCATCAGTACCTGCATCAGTGTTAGCTGCGGCGGAGTTGGTAACCTTCAGAGTAGCTGAAGTCGAGCCAACGCTGAAATCAAATTCAACGGTGTTATTCGCGTTGGATGGAACACCAACGGTCGACCGGTAAGCGGAAGCGCTATCGCAAACCGAAACACGCAGGCTATCACCAGCAGCACCAGGATACTTCGCGAAATACAGAGCGTTTGCTGGAATGTCGCCAGCCAGTGCTTCGTAGTCGTCTAGATTCTTGATCTGTGTTGGAGTAACGACGCCGGTGTTAGCGACAGCGTTGAACGAGTTTGCATCGACGGCACGAGAAACGTACAGCTGGTTCGAGTAAGCTAGGAAGCTTGCTGAAGTCAACCATGTTTCAAAGTTGGCGTCGCTTGGTGTAAGGAAACGGTTGCGCAGGTCAATTTCGGATGTGACCTGGACGGCTTGGTCAGCTGGACCCCAAAGGAACACGCCTGCGATGGCTGCCTTGGTAGTCGAGACTGCTGGAACGACCGTTGTAAGGTCGATTTCCTGCCAATCAGTGCCCGGTGAAACTTGGAATGTCATTGGTTGATCTCCTGTCGAAAGGATACGCGGTTCGACATGTATTTATGAAACGAATGTTTTAGAAGTCAGAAAAGAAGGCTCCAAAACTATCTTTGTATGCATCAGGTAAGTTGGTGATGACTTCTTCGAGGGTTCTACCGTCATCCATGTAACCAAACGGCAACATGTCCTCTTCGATCTCGTTAGCCTTGATCTCCATCATTCGATCGCGCACGCTGGAGTCTAGAAGTTCTTTGAAGTAAATCTGAGTTGTTGCCCATGAGAACAACACAAGGCACATAACAAAATCGTCGTGCTTACCAGATTCAGCGTTGTATGTGTTACCATCTTCAACGTATGAATAGAGCTCCTCGACAATGTCTTCAGACTGGATTAGAAGCTGATTGCTTTCCACCAAGTGCTTGAAGTTGAAACATCCCATCCTCTTGACCGGAGGAGTAGTCTTGACACCAGGTCGTCCACCCTTTCCGAAACCACCACCCAGAACCCAACCCTTACGGCCAGTGGATGTACAGTACAACAAGTTCTCCACTTCCAATTCGTCGTTCAGTAGCTGGGCCACCTGGCCGCCGATGTCGTTAATTTCGACAAGGATGTGAGCGTTGTTGTATCGTTTGGCGGCTTGTGCAATAAAGTTTGGAAAGATATGCGGCGCTACCAAGTTGTCCCGGTATGTACAAACAACCTTGTACGGGAACGCGTGGGTAGATACAACGGTGAATGCGCTGTAGTCGCCTCCGCCTCCGCGTGCGACGTCAACACTGATGAAGTATTTGCCATTTTCAATTGGCTCTTCATATATGTTGATTTTTCCGTTCTTGGAGATAGGCTTCATCCAGAACAAGTTCTGCAAGCATTCTGCAGAAATCAGTGTCGAAGATGAACCGATGAAGTTTGTCTCAAACTCCTGACGGAACTGCTCGGCAGAAGTGTTGTTGATTGTTTCTTGCTTCCACTTCTCGTCGCGTCCAGGAACTTCAGACCAATGCGCCTCGAACGGAATGTATTCGTTCTTACCAGGCTCACCCGGCTTCTTGATAGCGTCATGCCAGAGCTTAGCAAACAAGTCGAAACCGTTTGGAGTCGATGTTACGATAACCTTGGTGTTCGTACCAGAAGTGATTACGGGATAGGTCGAGGTAAAGAACTTTGTCTGCAAATTGCGCTCAATGTGAGCGAACTCATCCAAGTATACCAGGTTGATGGACTTACCACGGATGGCGCTGGAAGAGGTAGCAGAAGCTAGAATCTGGGAACCATTTTCGAGAACAATTCGACGTTTATTCCAGATATGGACGCCTTGTTGCATCCATTTAGGAAGGTTTTCGTACGCCATCTGCACTCGTTCGAGAATTTCCTGCGACTGTTCGAATTTGTTGGCGAGGATCGCTACACGGTACTCATTCTTGAAGATAACGTGCCACAGAATGAGTGCAGCTGTTGTAGTAGTTTTGCCGACCTGTCGCGGAAGCTTCGCGATTAGGAATCGGTTGTCCTTCATCTGACGGATCATCTTCTCTTGGAAGCCCCACATAATGAATGGAACGATACCGTGATCCAATGAAATAATCTTCACATAGTTCTTGACGAAATACGTGATATCCTCATCACACATTGCCATCTCTACTTGCTGTTCTGTAGTAAGCGAGATTTGTACGCCAGCTGGTTTTAGGTTTGGGTTGCCTGAAAATGAGGCGCCACTGTCATATTCTAGTTCAAATACGTCATCTAGATCTTTCTTCTTAGCCATTCTTCACCTCAATCACTTCACCTTCAATCACTTCAAGCGCCTTGACAGACGCACGCTTTTCGCGCATCAATGTCAGGAACTCTTCCGTCGTACCAACGAACACATTGTTGTTTGTGATATTGGCCTTCTTCTCCTCATCTTCCTTCTTAACCGGAACGATCGGGAGTAGTTGACGGCGCTTTTCATGTAAGTCCATCAACTGCTTGTTGCTGTCTACTAGCGTCTTTACCAGCGTCGATACTATTTCAAAGGCACGCGGTTGTTCGGTGGCAGCAGCGATTCTACACAACTGCTCCAACGCATCTTCGCCCTTATCGAGAAGGTTCTTGATGTTTGTACGAGCGAGTGCGAAATCTTCTTCGCCTTCCTT